TTAGGAACATATTATCCAAAAGTTAAAGATAGGATTCAATATGCTCAAGATGGTGTGAATAAGGTTGCAAGAATTATTAGTATAAATACATCAAGAGGAGATAATCCTATTTTGCATACAGTCATAGCGAGGCCACAATAATGGCTAGATCAAGAAATGAATTACCCGAATTACAAGCAGAACTTAAAAAATTTACTTCTGCGATTGTAAACAAAGGAATGGGAGGTGCAGCCGAAAGAACGGTAAGAACATTACAACTTATTGGGCCTTCATGGACAGGTTTATATTCAAATTCTTGGCAAATAGAAATATTAAATAAAAAGTCTACAGGAACTAGAAGGAGAGGTGAAGCAAAACCAATTAAAAGTCCAAAAATACATGGAAATAGTTTGAAGGCAAATAAATCAGTTAAATGTTCAATAGTAAATTTAGCTAGAAGCAGAGGTTATGCACAAGATGAAAGATTAGGTAGGTTTAGACGAGGAAAAGCTGGAAATAAGAATATAGGAGATAGACCTTTTACACAGCAAGGTCAGACTAATTTAAGATTTGAAGATACAAGCAGATTAAATCCAGGCTATCGAGGAGATATTGGTGGAACTCCTGGTGGTTTTTCTAGTGCTACTGCTGAATTAGACTGGTTTCCAAAATATACGGATGGAGGAAGATTTAAAGCTGATGTTGCTTTGGAGGTAAACAAGGCAATTAAGAAAGTAAAATCAAAGAGTAAAAAATTAAAATGAATTATCAAGGAATCCGAGCAAAATTTGAAACTCCAATCAAAACAGCTTATGCAGCTTTATCTCCTGCCGTACCAGTATTTTTTGATAATTTTGGTGATGTAACTTCTGATGCTGATAGTGAATTTGTTTATGTAAATATTCAATTTGGAGTTACAACAGAGGTTGGACTAACTTCTTCATTAGATAATGTTCGAGGGATTATTACTGTCAGAACCTTTGCCGAAAAAGATAAAGGGCCAGCTAGAAGTCAAACTCTTATTGATACAGCCTTCACTTCATTAGAGACTATAAATAACACAGGAAAACCTGATAGTGGCATTTATGTAAGAACTGGAGAGATTACTGGCCCTAGCTTTGATACAGATAGACCATTCTTTGTTTCATTATTAGAAACAAATTTTCAAGCCACAGTAATTTCTTGAATCTTTAGTTAGATTCACGCTATCCTATAGACATATCGGGTAGTACCCGTATGTTCAAACCTTAGAATTATTAAACATGGCTACAGTTCTATCGGGTACTTCAGGAGCTTTATTTTATTCTCCTGCTGGTACAAGCTCAACTCAGATTGCTGCTTCTGACTTTCCTGCTGGATCAGGTGGAGATACAACACAGATACAAGTTGGTACACAGTTAGGTTTTCAAGTTGGAGATGCAGTAACGCTTACATATCCATCTGGAGCGACGGTAACAAATGCTATTTCTGCTGGTGCAAAATTTGTAAAAACTTATGACGCATCAACTGGAGAGCTTACTTTATCTGCAACCAATGGTGGAGCAGCTTTAACAGCATCCGCAGCACCTTCAGGTTTTGGATCTAACTTTGCAAGCATTGTCTTTACTGCACCAGAAGTTGTAGGAAACGTAAGAGAGTGGAGTTTTGAAATCACAAGAGCAGAGATTGATGTTACTGAGATTGGTCAGACATTAACTGGCACTGTTCCATTTAGAACATTTATCTCTGGATTTGCTGATGGTAGTGGTTCTGCAAGTGTTTATTCAACAGATGATGATACAAACTTAGCGACAAGATTAGTGAAAGACGTTCTACAACGTGTTCAAACTGGTGCAAAGGTTAAGCTTTATATTGACCGTGTTTTAACTGGTGGAAGCGTTGATGACACAAAGAGTAGATCAATTTTAGCTGATATTATTCTTACATCTGCAAGTTTCAACGTAAACCCAGATGACGGACAGTTAGTTGAGATTGCATTTAGACCAAGCTCTGCACCTGTATTTGATCTATCCAAATCATAATACTATACTAATAGTTATTAATTATTATCAACCTCGGTCAATCCGAGGTTTTTTATTGCATAATGAACTACACTAATAAAAAGAATAAAAAATTTATGGCAACTTTAAATGCTCTCGAAAGGCTAAAGAAAGCAGCAAACCTCGAACCCATCAAAAAAGAAGTAACCCTATCTGATGGATCGCTTTTCACAATGTACGTTACTCCACTGACAATGGCAGAACGTGAGAGAGCACAGAGACAAGCCAAAAGTGACGATACAAATGCTTTTGCTTTACAACTGCTAATAAACAAAGCGTTAGACGAAAATGGTCAGAGATTATTCAAAGCTGGTGAAATAGACATCCTAAAAAACGAAGTCAAGGACAGCGATCTTCAAGTCTTAATGCTTGCAGTAATAAATGCAGAGGAGGATGAAGCTGTAGACCCAAAATCCTAGCAAGCCAGTTAAAGAAAGATAACTGGATGATGCTCAAGTTTGGAGTAGCAAAAGAATTAGGTAAAACGCTCCACGAAATAGGTAGCATGACTGAGATGGAACTAATCGGCTGGAGTGCTTATTTTCAGGTAGTAAACGAAGAACAGGAAAAAGAATTTAATAAAATTAAACGCAGAAGATAGTGCTAACCAAAGTATTTAATGTAAACTAGAATAAATATTTCTTTTTGGATCGTGGCTTATAGTGCTGAGATAGATGTAAAAGTACGGAATCTTGGTTCGATTAGTCAATTAGAACAGAAGTTAAGCAGTATAAGTAAAAGCGTAAACGCAATAAACAAAAAACGATTAGGAGGCGGTGCTTCAGGAGGCGGTGGAGGTAGCAGTTCTTCAAGAGCAGCTAATAAGGCAAATCAACAAGAATTAGCATTTTTCAGAGTAAAAAACAGTGCATTAGCTTTAACCAATAGAGGACTTAAAGTACAAAATAAATTAAAAGATACATCTTTAGATTTAACCCAAAAAATAGCGGATTTAGAAAATATAGGTGGTTTAAAAGGAGCAAAAAATTTAAATAACTTAAAAGGAGTTATTGAAAAAAGAAAGTCGGAAATCATTCTTGCTGAAAAGTCATTAATTACTACAAAAAGACAGGTAGAAGCAGAAGTACAAGTAGCTAAAGCTGCGGAAAGAACTTTAACTGCTCAAGAAAGAATAAATGTTCTACGTTTATCTAGCAGTGCCAACAGAACGGCAGGAAATGTTGCTGGGTTTATGGATAGCCAAAGAAAAGGTATCGGTCCAGGGAACTTACTAGGCTTGCCTAGCTCAAAAGATATACAAAATAGGGGAATAGAAAGACTTATACCTTTACCTCAACAAAGTATAAGAGGCAGTCAAAGTACTTCTGAAATTACAGATTTTACTGCGAGTTCTGTAGAAAAAGCTGAATTTTTTGAAAAACGTAGAAATGCTGCCATAGCTAGAGGTATTGAACAAAACGAAAAATTAATTGGATCGGAAAGAATCAGAAATAGACAGGCTATAAGTGTAAATAGGGCTATAGATAAGCAGAATAAGTTATCAAGAACACAGGCTAACAATTTAAGAAAGTTAGGAGATAGTTTCGGAAAATTAGGCCAAAACGTAGGAAAGTTTCAAGAAGGATTAACCATGACCAGAGGTGCAGGGGGTAAAATGTTAGCTCTGCCTAGTTCTCAAATGTTGGATGCAAGAGTAAGAGGTTCAGGTCAAACAGGTGGATTTGCTAGATCAATACCTACAGGATTGGGTAGAGCTTTTGCTGGTTTTGATAGAGGTAGTGCTTTATCAAGTGCTGCTATAAGTGGTGCTTTTCCTCTGCTATTTGGACAAGGACCATTAACTGCTGCTGGTGGTGCTATTGGTGGTGGATTAGGTGGTGGTTTTGGTGGACAAATGGGTGGTTTTGCAGGAGGTTTAATAGGAACTGCTGCTGTATCTGGAGTAGTTGGATTAGCAAATAGTTCCAGGGATTTAGCAAAAGCAGTTACAACAACATCAGGAACGCTTGATCTTATGCGTAAAAGATCGTTATTTAGTTCAGAGGCAGTAGAAGCTCAAGCACTTTCTTTACAAAAACAGGGAAAAAGAACTGAGCTTGCAACACTATTAACTAATGAATTGAATAAAGCTTTAGGTGCAGGAGGAATAGAACAGTTGAAAGATTTAGCTGAAAATTCCAGAGAATCAGCAAGGCAATTTGGTATTTTGAAAACGCAAATGGATCTGTTTATAGCAGGACCATTATCTAAACTATTAGAGATAATGAATAAAGTTGTAGGAAAAGCAAATGTAGTAAATCAGTTAAATCAAACTTTAAAAAAATTAGAAGAAACAAGCCCAGGTGCAGTTAAAGGTATTATGACAGACCTAAGAGCAGAAGGATCTGCTGCACAAAAGGCGGGTAGTGTTGTTGGTAATCTTATAAACCCATCAAATTTACAAGTAAGAGGCACAAGTGTAGGTGGTTTATCTACAGATCAGTTATCCCGATTTTTGAAAATTGCTAATAGTCAGTTACCGAAATCTACCGAAACTATTGGAGGAAGCCCTTTAGATACTGTTGGATTGTCTGGAAAATCTTTAGATGATAAATTAGCTAAACTTAAAAAAGAAACAGAGTTTAACAGAAGTATTGTTGAATTTGGTAAGAAAGAAGCAGAAATACAAAGAGAGATTAAAGAGATTAAAGAAGGACTAAGCGAGGAAGATTTAAAAAGAGTGGAAAACGGAGAGATTAATTTGCGTAACTTAATAGATCAAAGAGATGAAGCTAAGAATCTTGCTGATAATGCTTTAAAAGTACAAGAAGCTTTTGCTCAAATATCCATAACAATAGGACAAGATATTAAAGAAGGTATTAAAGGGCTAATCAAAGGAA